CTAATTAAAATCGCTAAGATTTTACCTCCCCACCATTTCTCCACTTCACATCGCTGAAAATTCCTCTTTTGATGTCATTCACTAACTTTCCACTGCTAATTTCAAATATTTCACATATTGTTTTTTTTGATATTTTTTCGTCTAGTGCTTTTTGAATTTTTCGAATTTCTGTGTATGGCAAGTTTCTCTTTTTTTCTTCAGAATTTTCTATGTACCACTCACGTAATTTTTTCAATCTGGGATCATTTTCGGGCCAAAGTTTAGAGTCCATTCCAAAATCAGCTTCGATTGCTTGTACTAGCTTAATTACTGTATTAGTCGTTATTATTTCCTCCACAATTCTTATGATTTAAATCCGAATCCAACCAATTCATTATCAATTATTTTTAACGCATCCTCTGGTGAACGTGCAATACCGTGGATAATATGATCAGCCATTAACTGGTTGTGAAATTGTATCTGGTCTGGTCTCGGTCTACCTGTTGGTGTTTTAATTTCAAGATAAAACATTTTACCGTTTGAAATTTTATACCCATGCAAGTCTGGATAACCCGATGGCAATCCTGTTTGAAAGAATTTACCATTTGGAAGTCTCACTTTACCAACGTTTGCTCTAAAAATCTTACAATTATCCAAACTTACAGTAACACGGATATCATTTTGAATTTCTTGCTCTGATTTACTCATACATTTCATACACTTACGTACACTAGCTTTAGACACTAACTCTCTTACTGCCACATAGGATTAGCTAATTTACTCATAATTACTAGGCACTAGTAGGCATTAAGTTAGGCGTTAACTTTTCTTACTCTCTCAAGAGGTTGACTCTCATTTAGGCATTAGGCACTAAAAAATCTTATCCCTATATATATACCTAATATATTATATATAATAACCTATACTACTTATTAGTGTCTTTAGTGCCTTATTATTTATATAAGCCTTGGCGCTCTAAGATTTTAGACCAGGCACTAATCCACTTTTTAGTGACTATTAGTGCCTATTTAGTGCCCTTTCTATATCCTCGTTTTGGATTTTTTACGTATGTCCATCCAAATTTGTTATCCATTACGTATTTAATCTTCTTTGCTAATCTTCTATTCTTAACTAAATTTGCTTCGCCTAAGAACTTTGCTATTTGATTACTGCTAACAAAATCATCAGGATATTTTTCAAGGAAGTATTCAATCTGCGTTTCTACTTCATCCACATACATGAAATCTTCACGATGCTTAGCTAAGATTTGTTCTTGTTTGCGACTTAAACCAAAATCAAATCCATGTTGGTAGTAGCTAACAAATTCGCCCCACATTTGATTGATAACTTCGTCAGTTAAATCATCAAAAGGTGTCTTTTTTTGACGTGTACCATCCACTTTTACGGGCAAGAATCTACGTTCACCAGTTCTATCCTTTAAATAAGTCATTTCGTTAGTAGTTCTAGCCAAAACGAAGTTTTTAGGATAACGGATTGATTTTTTACCGTAAGGTGGACGAAATTCCAATTCTTGGGCTGAAACAAATTTCTTTAAACTTTCAAAACTACTATTATTAGTTGCCGTCATTTCATCATCGTTAGCAATCAATGATCGCAACATAACTCCGAAATTATCCTTATCCTTGAAATCGGTAAACTGGTCGGTATACCATTCACGTGCCATTTTTCTAAGAAATGTAGTTTTACCAGCTCCTTGTCCTCCTACTAAATCAAGAACAAAGTCAAACTTAGTTTCGGGTTCATAGGCCTTAGCAACTGCACCAACGAAAAATATTTTTGTTATTAGTGTGGTAATATTGGACTTTTCTACTCCTAAAAAAGTTGGTAAGAAATCATCAACTCTATATTTTCCATCCCACTGTGTATAAACGAAGTCGAAGTAATCAACCACAGGGTTGTACCTACGCTTACGGGCGTCATTTACTACAGCCATTTGAAATAAGTTTCGATTGAATAAAAGGTGGTAGTTATCTTCGATATATCTAAGAATTGAAGGATCATAGTCATCTATCATTTGTCCTTTATCAATTCTTAAATCAGGGACATCCTTAACCACTCCAATTTCATGAGTGAAATCATTAAATGCAAAGATATTTCTTAATACCTTGTCATGTTCCAGTATCAAACCAATATTTTTTAAACTGTTTGTTTTGATATTGTCTTTGTCATTCAATTCGAAATCTAAAGGCATTTGAACAACTTTATTATCATGCTGCATTTTGGATAATTTACTTATACTACTTTTTAATTTTGCTTCCAATGTAATTTATGTTCTCCCTTCTCCTAATTTCCTTTTGGACCATTGATTCAAAGGTTCGTTCAAACTCTCTGGCTGGTAACGACTTAGATGTGTTCTCATTCGCCTGTTTAGCAAGCTGATAAGCCGTTTCTACTTCTACATTGCGGAATAGTAAGCCACCTACAAAACTTGCTAAGGCGTTGTTTCTACCGCCTGTTTCGCCTAATCCGTTAACGATTGATTCAAACAATTCGGACGTTGCTGTTTTCTCATCACTAAACTTATAATCACCTGGTTGATAGGTTGACTTGCTAACTGTTCGTTTATTGATTAGCTCAATTAATTCACGGCTTGGTGTCACAATTGGATTGTGATTCAACCATTTATAGCTCTTGCCATTTCGTTCACTAGGTGCAATCATGAAATAATTATTAACATGAGCTTTAATATCGACCCCTGGAAGCCATCCAATATGCTGAGACATATCTATATCTGGACGTTTAAAATAAATCATTTGTCTACCACCACTTGAAGTAGTTTGTTCAAGCGTTGGTGTTAATAGGTCCTTATGCTCATACTCTTCAATTGATTTAAATCCATCGTGTCCATGAGCTTCCTTAGTATCTATATCAACTACAAATATATTTATCGTTCTAATTGCTATTTGTGCATATGGAAATTGTTTCCATAGTTGCCTAACCTCATCAGGTTTTAAAGGTGGCTTATCTGCAAAAGTGATCAGTGGTTTCTTATCTAACATTGGAAGGACGCTCAAGCCTTTTTGGGCGTAAGCGACTGCGTAATTAATTAAATTTCTCATAATCATATTTTTCTAAGATAGGTTTAAAATATTTTTCTTCGGCTTCTTTACGGGCGTTGATAGCATCTTGTTTGTTATCAAAATGTTTATATAATATTTTTTTCCCTTTAAAATTTAAATATGCTAACCACTTTTCTGTAGTTTTATCAAAACAAACACCTACTATCCCGCTAGTATTATCTGCCGCTGGTTTTCTGGGGTTTATTCTATTTAGACTGGTTCTTTCAACAAATACCTTTTTGTTTGCAGAAATTAAAGCTTCACTAGTTAAACAATGATTTCTATCAATCGTTAAACATCCACAGCTTTTAGTCCTTCCAGATCGTAAAGCTTGACTTCCAACTGATTTTTTGTTTCCACAATCACAAACACATTTCCAATATACATATTTTTTATGTTTCGTTTTTTTAGGGTCATAATCTCTTTCGATAACTTTTAATCGTCCAAACCTTTTTCCTGTTAAATCAATTAACTTTCCCATCGTTATCCTTCCCCTCCTAATTTATCGGGCATTTCACCCGCTCGGCATATACGTTACTGCGCTAATTGGTTTTTAGAATGGAACGTCATCATCTGAAACTTCTGGTGCATCTTTAGCATCAAATGGATCTTCTTTAATTTCTTCAAATTCATATTCCTTGTATGGATATTGTGGGTTCTTCTTATTTTCACGAATTTTCAAAGTCATTTTGAATTGTTTGCCAACCGCTTTACTAAATTCGTGTACCATAATTTGCATGCTATCCCAAGCATCGTCAGAAATAGCTACTCCTAAAACTGCTGCTAAACGCGCTACAGTTTTGATGTTTCTATCGATTACGAAATCGGGCAAAGGTTTACCTGTTGAAGTGACTTCATCTAAACTAATGTTGATAAATTCGATACGTCCTGTGTTGTCACCTTCAATAACTTGAGCTTTCATGCTTAGTTGTCCGTAATCAGATTCTTGTACATTTTCAACTGCCATATGATAATCACCTGCAGGAAGTCCTTCATATCCATTGATGTCATCCTTTGAAGCATCAAAATTATCCATTACGTTTTTAGCTCTGTCTCTTAAACTCATATTATTTACCATCCTTATTATTAGTTGTTGTTGTATTTGCTGGAACATCTTTTATTAATGCACCAGGTATTGCCATTAAAATTCTTAAAATCTTTGGATCATCAATTTCAGACTGTTTATACTTTCGCCTGATATCTGTTACTGTTCTTAAATAATTCTTACCTAAGTGTTGTGTACGAATAACCAAGTCACAGTTACCATTCACAACGTTATAATATTTCTGTTTTAGTGCTGGTACTGGAATTAGATTTTGATTCTCATCTGTCTTCATATCTTCACGACTGATATAGATGATGTTCATCGGCAAAGCCTTTAGATCCATAACCATTTCTGAAAGCATGGAGTTGAAAATTGCATAACCTTTTCCATAACCAATA